AATGTATCAGTTTTACAGTTCATGTAATCTACCGAATTCTTAAATCCGTAATCAGAAGTATAATATCTTTTCTTTTCTGTCAACCTTTTAGCGTTCTCAATCGTTAAATGGAATGCCTCCCCTTCAGAACTTCCTTTTAAAGCTGCTTTAGTAAGAGCAATCATTTTGGTAAATGTTCTTAGTTTTCTACTGGTACTTGAAGTATCACCTGCCAATAAATCTCCGACTTTACTTTCCACAAAAGATTTCAAATCAGTATATCTTTCTCCGTGCATCATTGGCACAATATCCGATTCAGTTAATCCACGGAAACGAATGTAAGGTTTCATGCCATCATATTGTGATACTGTTTTGGTAGAACCATACAAACTGGTAGTTTCAAACAGGCATACATTCATACCATATTTTTTGTTACAGATTTCTCTTACTTCGTGACTGGTACAAATGGCAGATAGTAGTTTACCGCCAAGATAATTAAATCCAAATGGTTGACTTGGTACAATTACAAAACCCATAACAGTAGAAGCATTGAATCGTTTGGCAGTATCTTCCTGTTGAATCCAAACTTGACCTAAGAGTTCATTTCGAGGTTTCATATAGATTACTGGTGAACCTAAACGAATGAACCCTAGAATCTTTCCCGAGTTCTTTTCTTTGGCTACCAATTGTATATTTTTACCAACTGGTGTTTTATTGATGTGTGAACTGGTAATATCAAGTAGTGTTTGAAATTGTTGACTTGGCATTTCGGTAACTTCAATGTCCATATCTTTTGGGTGCATTGAGAAATCCGAAAACAAATCATCTTCAATTGGAAACAATGATTGTGGAATATCCGCAACAGATTTGAGTTTCTCATCTCGCATATATTCTTCAGTAGTTCCAATATTACTAAAGTAATCGTGAAATGATTTTGCTACATGGAGAGCATCGGCTCTTTCAAGTATCATATTTTGAAGCCTTCAAATTTCTTACTAGGTTGAATTTTGTTAAATGCTCCAATTGGTGCTTTACCAGCATCAGCAATACCTTGTTGAGCCGATTGTTCGACATCATACAATCTCATCTTCGCACGGTCAACACCAATCGTAAATCTCTTATAGTGTGTTGGATCATTATAACGATTCTTCAATTGCTTGACCATCATTTGACCAAGTTCTTCCAAATCTTCTGAAGAAATCAAAGCAAACATTAAATCAGCAGTTGCAGGTAAACCAAATGATTCGGAAGTATCTTCTAGTCCTGGATCGGATGATGTGTATCCGCTTCTGGTCGTTTGAGTTGCGGAAACAATTGGAACATTATATTCAACTGCGAGGCCTCTAAGTTCTTCAGCAATAGACTTAACATATGTGTAGGAATTAATATTTGCGCCAGCCTTGATACGGCTAGAACAACAGATGTTAAGATAATCAACAAAGATAATATCAGGTACAAAACTACGTTTAAGATTAAGTTCATTTAATAATGTCCTAAAGTGTGTTACAGAAGCAGATGCGGTTGGATATTCTTTGATGATTAATTTGCCATATGTTTTTTCACGGACTTTGGCAACTTTCTTGTCATACATATCTTTTGGTAAGTCCATCAAATCATCAAGTGTAACATTCAATAAGTTTGCATCTATTCTTTCGGCAATCTTTTCTTCTGCCATTTCAAGAGTGATGTATAATGCGTTCTTACCTTGCACCATAGCGCCTGCTGCCACATGGCACATGAACAAAGATTTGCCAACACCCGTACCAGCAAGAGCAATATTGAGAGTCTTAGCTGGTAAACCACCTTTTGTAATCTTGTTGAAGTATTCGAGGTCGAAAGGGATTCGTTCTTCTTTTCTATGATAGAAATCAAAACGAGCATCAGAGTTTTCAAGATAGTCATGTCCTACTGTTGTATCGAATGAAACGGCCAAAGCGTCCGATAATATAGAGGGAATCGCACCTTTGTCATGGCTTTTGTCCTTACCATCGAGAATTGAAATAGCCCGTAATACACCATTGTAAATCGCCTTCTCTTGGCAAAACTTTTCCGTCTTATCAACAAGCCATTGAACCTCGGTTTCTGCTTTGCTATTTGCCTCAATTTCTTTGAGATAAGATTCGCATCCCTCAACTTCGTCAGATGTAAGATTACTCTTTTCTTTGATGGCAATACTAATTGCTTCAACCGATGGCGAAGAATTGTAAGTTTCCGTGAATGATGTAATTTCATCAAATAATGTCCTCTCCGTTCTGTCGGAGAAATAATCAGATTTTAAAAATGGTAATACTTTTCTTAGATACTCCTCATTGAATATCAATGATTTGATTATCGCTTGTTCCAGTTTCATCAATTACTTCCTGTTCAATATTACTGCTCATAATTTCAACTAATAAGTCGCCAATGTAATTCTTAAAGGCTTCGTCTTTTTCCAATTTTCTTGGTTTCATTACATCAGATTCTATCACATCATAACCAAAAAGTAAATGGATTTGCTCACCTTTTTCTTCAAACTTTACCTTACCATATTTGTAAATGGTACCTTTGTAAGGACCCTCAAGGAATTTAATATGAACTCCTTGAGCATCTTCTTTTGGGTAGATATAACAGTAATCAACACCTTCAATCATCTTCTACTCCGTTTGTAGTCTCCAATTCAAATGCTTTTTCAACAGTATCATCTTGCATAATACTACCAGAAGCAATCTGATAAGTGTCTTGCACATATTTCTGGAAAGATTTTTGTTTAAGAATTGGCAACCAGAATTCAGAAGTGTCGGTTTCTTTAAGACGATATTTCTTATCTTCTATAACGCCAGATTCCGTATCCACCTTGCTGTACCAACCGTTGGATGGTTTGATGACATGGCCAGAATCAAGAGCGATGTCAAGTAACCCACTCCAACGGCTAATACCACCATCATGACGAACGGTGACCGGTATCTTAGACTTCTCTTTAACATATCTCGACTTTTCGACATTAATGATAAAATTATATCCAACAATTTCTGTACCTTCCTTTTCTTGTTGGCGACCAATAATAAAAATATTATCAGCAGAGTAATATGAACCTGTGCCACCACCAACAATGGCTTTAGGGAACATTCCAATTTCCATGTAAGTATGATTTACTACAATCATTGGAATATCTTTTAACGATAAGTGTGGTGTCACCATTCTAAACAATGACTTCACTTGTTTTGCTCTTGACATATCGGCAACAGACTTTTCTGCCAAAGCATCTTCTACTTCTTTCTTTGATGCCAAATTACCAATAGAATCAATGATGATAATTAATCGGTCACCCCTATCAAGTTGCGTAAGCTGCTGCATAATGTCGAACTTGAGTTGTTCGATATCTGTGAGGGGAGTGTGCAATACACGCTCGGTATCGATACCAAAGCTGTCAAAATAACTCTGAGGAGTACCAAACTCAGAATCGTAGAATAAAAGAGCCGCATCTTCATATTTGTCCAAATAAGATTTTGCCATCAATAAACTAAACGCAGTCTTAAAGTGTTTTGATGGACCTGCCCACATTGTAAGACCTGGTGTTAAGCCACCATCTAATTTACCACTCAATGCCACATTGATAATTGGCACAGAAGTAGGAATCATATCCTTGTCAGTAAAGAATTTTGATTTCGACAAAATGGCCGAATCTTTAATACTACTGTTCTTTTTAATTTTATCTAATATACTCATGTTTCATCCTTTAAAAGTCACCGCCATCTACATTCTTTTCTTTAAAAGCAAATTCAGCATTATAATCATACTTAGGTTCTAGTTTTTTTTTAGGTGGTTCTTCAACCACTTCATGGTGTTCTGAATAGATTCCAGGACCATGCACTTCAACTCTCTTAATAGTTTGACCTGTAAATGGATCGACAGGTTCAGGTATCTTAATTGGTTCTACCTGTTCTTCTTCAATCTCAGCAATATTTTCTTTGTCAACTTTAACCTTATCATCTTCTTCAGGCTCTTTAGTTTCTTCAGGTTCTTTTTTTGGTACGAATACAGGAATATCACTTGCCGTTAGTCCAGTAATTTCACCATTTTTAACAATAGGTTTACCAGGTTCTTTTTCCTGTTTCATACTCATATTTGCTGCTATCAATAATAACACAGCTAGCGGGTCAAATACAACCATAATTAACATGATTACCA